ATCCGGAAGACCTCATACAGCACCGGCACGATCACCGCCCCGCCGCCGACGCCGAACAGCCCCGCGAGCAGCCCCGTGGCGGCCCCGCCAGCGAGGAGCGCCAACGCCATCAGCGCAAGTTCGAGGGCGGTGCTGGTCATCACGCGGGGCTCTTGGCCGGCCGGGGGGCTTTGTGGCGGCCGGATCACCCTTGCGCCATCGCAGCCGGTGTAGCGCGCCCTGATCTTTGAGACTGATTGCCACGATCTTTGAGACAACGCCAGCGCGCGGGTTTTCCCCGACTGGACGCGACGATGGTGCGAATGGCACCACTGCGCGAGGGTCGGAGGGGTCGCTGCTGATGCTCCGTCGTGTCGCCAATCTCATTGCCTCGGCTGTTGCGCTCTCCATCGCCGCGGGACCTGCTCTCGCGCAATGCGTGCTGGACCCGGAGCCCTGCCGTGGCTGCGGATGCAAAGGTGGCCCTGGCTATCGAGAGATCGCGAGCGGCCGCTGCGTTGGCTTCCGCGACATGCCCAAGAAGTGCGGCAATCCACCCTCGCTCGCCCTGTGCAGCTTTGAGAACGCCCCCGGCACCGGCGCGAACCGCGAGTGCGCGCTCGCACCAAAGAACGGCAAGCGCGCAACCCTGGTGCCATAAAACGTCCGGTCGCGTGCTCCGTGCCATCAGCGCGCCCCGCACCCTCCCCCTCCCCCCGAAATGATCAGTTCGCGGCCTTCCGTCGGCCGGCCGGAGGTCGAATAGGTCAGTTTCACCGGCTCGATCGCGGCCCAGCCGAAGATGCGCCTGACCTCCGGCACGTCGTTCAGGGTCAGGATGAAGCGGCCTTGCAGCCCGCGCAGGCGCTCCGCCAGCTCCTCGAATTCGGCGCGGGCGAACTGGCCCTTGCCGTAGTAATCCTCGACGCCCCAATAGGGCGGGTCGATGAAAAACAGCGTGGTCGGGCGGTCCCAGCGCGCGATGAAGTCCTGCCAGCGCAGGCAGTCGATGTAGACGCCCGAGAGCCGCTCATGGGCGGCTTCCAGCAGCGGCACCAGCCGGGTCACGTCGAATTTGGCGGGGCTGGTGGTGGAGATGCCGAAGCTTCGGCCGTCGACCTTGCCGCCGAAGCTCATCTTCTGCAGGAACAGGAAGCGCGCGCTGCGCTCCAGATCGGTCAGCGTCTCCGGGTCTGTCTTGAGCAGGCGCTCGTAATCCGCGCGGCTGGCCACCTGCCATTTCAGCATGTCGAGCAACGCCTGGTCGTGGCGCTGCAGGATGCGGAAGAAGGTGGCGACGTCGCGGGAGCGGTCGTTCACCGCCTCCACCTTGGGCCGCTCGGCGCGGCGGAAGAAGACGCCGCCCATGCCGAGGAACGGTTCGGCATAGAGATCGTGCGCCGTTGCAGCGATGCGCGGTGTCAGCTCCTTGGCCAGCGCGCGCTTGCCGCCGACATAGCCGGCGAGGGTCGGAAGAGGTCTGACGTTCTCCACTTGTTCATACATCCCGAATCGGCCACCCATGATCCGCTGACGCGTCAGTCGGCGGGGCGGCGGTAAGGGTTTCTGACGCTGGGTGGGGCTTGCTTGCCGGCTGACCCACTGCGGGCTTCGGCCCGCCCCCGTTCGTTCAGTGTCCTGCAGGAGGGTGCCATAGACGATGACGTGATCCCGACCCATCTGCCTCCCGACGAAATGACCAAAGCCATAGAAGCGGCCCCAGAAGCCTACTTCCCAGTGCTCGGAGAGTTCATCTCCAGATTCGCCGATCTCGATCTCTGCCTGTTCCGGCTTTTCAAGCTCCTGCTGCAACGTGACGAGCGGGTCGCCGCCGTGTTGTTTTATCGTAACAACGAGTTCGGCGGTCGGTTATCGATCGCCAATGCGTTGGCGTGCGAATGCCTTCCAGAAGATCGTTTGGTCGGGCAGTGGGCGAAACTCCGCGAGAGAATGAAGAGACACAGCGAGGTTAGAAACTTCGTTGCGCATCATCCGTTTAGTGTTCATCACTACATTGCAATGGTCATTCAATCTGACGACAATGACGCCACCCCTCAACCGGTGTCCAAGACGTTTATGGGCGCTGCTTCGGTCGGTCCTGAAGGCAGAATCAACCCGAAGAAACAGGTCTGGGCAGACACAGTTTCAGGCGATCCGCACACCCCACTTCGACGGGTTGGTGTCAAACGCCTTAAGTCGGAGATGACCAAGCTGGTCGCTACAAAGGCGGACCTCTTGACCTTCATCGAATATCTCGAAGCCAACTCTGCATCTCTGAACTCTCGCGTTCCGCCCGACGTTTGTGCGATGCGAAACGCTTCAACTCCAAAGACCTCTCACAAATACAAGTAACTCGCCCCCTCACTCCTCCACCCCCGCCTCAATTTCTGCCTTACGCTCGGCCGTCAGCAGCCCGGCGCTGACGAGGAAGCCAAGCCCGTCGCGTGTGCTTGGATTGGCCACGTCGATCGAGACGAGGCGCGGGTCTTCGATGATTGAAAACCAGTCATCGAGTACGGCGGCGATACCTTTCTGCGTTTCACTTGTGCCCTTGTAGGCCCGGGCCGCGCGGATGGCGACGCGCTCCTGGCCCGTGAACAGCAGCAGGAACGTCGGAGGCGGAAAGACCGTGCGCTTGCCGCGAGCCACCTGCATGCTCTTGTCGTCGTCGGCATAGAGCACGCCGTCGGCCGTCCACGCCCGTATGCTCGCGTCATAAGCAATGTCGACGCCAGCGGGCGTTCTGGCGATGACGGTCTCGCCTCGCATCAGGATAGCCATCTCAACCTCCTCAGATCATGCCTTGCAGCGCCACTTGGTTCTCGATGAGCCTCACGCGTGGCCCGGGTGGCGTCGCGTTGCGACCATCGATAGTCATCCCACTGAAATTGAGCCTCTGTTCAGGCGGCAGGTCGAAGACCCCCGATGTCTGCACGGTCATGACATCGCCTGCCGCCGCGCCAGCGGGCGCGACGCCCAGAATGCTCGCCCGCGCCGGATGGTAGACCCCGCGGAACAGGGCTCCGTTGTCGGCCTGCATGATGTAGAGCTGCCCGGTCGGCAGAAGCGTGCTGTAGAGTTCCAACGGGACGTTCGTGCCCGCGCGGATGTTATGCAAGGCGCCCGTGAAATTCAGGTTCGGCGTGACCGCCAAGACATCCGCCCGCCAGGTTGACACAGCGCCGTGGGGCGGCGTCGTCGTATCGGCGGGTTTGGAGACCACGGCGAAGCCCGCCGGGCCCATGGAATAGGCTCTGATCTGGCTCGTCAGGCGCTGAGTGTGGGACATCAACATCAGTGTCGTCATCGGCGTGATGATGTTGCCCCAGGCATCGAGGCGGATCGCGCTGAGCCCCATTGCGGCGGCGAAACCAAACATCACGAAATTGCCGCTGCTTTCAGCCACCACATCGATCACGTCGTGGGCGAACCCATAGCTGGCCGGCGCAGCGATCAGGGACCCTGCGGCTGAATAGATGGCGATATCGCCGCCCAATCGCGTCGCGACCACCAGGCGGCCGTTGGCCAATTCCCACACGTTCTGCTCGCGCGAGCTGTCCTCGGCCAGTGGCCAGGCGTTGTTGTTGATTGTGACGCGCCCCCAGACTTGGGTCAGGTTTGCGGTGACGCGGTACATTGAATAGGGGCCAGCGGACCGCTGAGCATAGGCAATCACCAGGTCGCCATTCGCGCAGCGCGTGAGCGTGAGCGCGTGGGTCTGGCCGTTCGTGGCTGACCCTTGGGGCAAGTTCAGCGGAGATCCGACGGTGCCGCCGGTGTTGGAGAACCGCTCTGCTTGCAGAGCGGCTTCACCGTTGAAGGGCGCGCCGACGATGTTGAGGCCGGAGAGGCTCACCACCACGTAGCCGGTCGCGTCACTGACGAGGCTCCAGCTGCTGCCAGTCTGGCGTGCATCCGTCATGATCGACAGGCCAGTGTCCGCGGTCACCGCCGCGCCGGTCGGGTCGTAAATCCTTTGTCTCAGCACCGAGTTTTCGATCCAGACAACCACAAAATTGCCGTTGGCGAGTGCGGCCACACGTGCATAGGGGCGCTGGCTCAAATTCGCCTTGACCACGACCTCGGCTGGCACGGTGCGGCCCTGGAGCGCGTCGATCAACACGGTGAGCTGCCAGGTCGAGCCGGTGACCATCGCCCAAACGCTCACGACGGAGCCGCCGGCCAGCACGGCCATGCGGCCATGAACGTGCAGACCGTTCATGTGCGCGTCGCCGGCCGTGATCGGGGACACATTGTAGGCGATGGAACCATGCACGCGCTGCAGTGGCATCGCGGCCTGAACGCCCTGGTTGGGCGAGATTTCGCTCGCTGCTTGCTGCAGATCGGACAGGTAGCGCCAGGCCTGCCGTGCGCCGCCTTGCTCGGTCAGGGTCACCAGCGCTCCTGCCGACACCGACGTCAGAGCCCGGACGCGGGTGAACGTGGGATTGGCGGCCGGATCGACCGATGACGAGACGAGCGGTTCATCCAGAATGCGTGGCATCGATCAGGCTCCCCAGCAGACGGCGTTGACGGAGGCGAGCGAGGATCGCCCGACCAGGAATTGATTGGGGCCAAGCGTGATCGCCCAGCGCTCCAGCACGCCGCCGCCGCGCACCGGACGATCCCACTCGATCGCGTTGGCGGCCGAAGCCGAACCGCCCTGCGGCACCACATGGAGCCGGATATTGGCGGTTAAGCCGTTGCGGTTGCAGAGGTTGACGTTGATCGTCAGATCGCCGCCGCTGGTGTTCGTGAACAGCGGCGTGTCGGTGTTTGGCGCGGCGATATCGACGCCCGGGAAGGCTGGCATGATGGCTCCTATTGTCCGAGATGCAGGGCTTGGCCACGCGTCAGACCGGGGCTCCAGATTGACCATCCGCCCGCCGTGCGCTGCCAGAACAGGTCGCTGTCCTGCGCCCGCACGAGCGTGTCGACGGGCGCGGCCGCGAAGACCCAGTTCGCGCCGGTCCATTGCGCCAGGTGGTGCGGGCGACTGGCCCACAGACCAGAGGGCGCCGCGCCGATGACATGAATGTCATTCGCGGCCGGCGAGCCGGGCGGTGCATTGATGGCGACGCTGTTGACAGCGAGGAACGGCAAGCGGCGGAACTGGCTGATATCCACCGCGCCGCCAATGCCGGCGAGGCGGGCGTCGAGCGCGGCGTCCAGTGTGGCCGGGGTAATCGCGTCGGTGGCATTCGTGCCCTCGATCGCCTCCGCTAAGGTGGCGAGCGTGATCAACCCGGCCGCCGTCTCCGTCGCCGAAAAAGGCACCCAGGCGGTGGCGGTGCGGCGCAGGTAAACGCCCGTGTCGATGGCGTGGACCACGGTGCCGGCCGGGGCCGGCGTGATCGACCAGTCCAGCCCCGTCCATTGCGCCAGCGCGCCAGCCAGCCCGAGCCATGCGCCGATTGCGCCTGCCGCAATCACATAGGTCGCGCCGGGCGCGGGCGAGACCGGCGGGGTGAACACGGTCGCGCTCTCGACCGCAATGAACGGAGGCCGCAGCAGCCGCGCCAGCGGCACCTGAGCTGCGGCGGTCAGGGTGATCGAAATATTCGCCTGCCCCGTCACCGGGAAGGTGATGTCAGTGAAAACGGAGAGCGCTGTTCCACCAGGGCCCTCGAATTCGGCGACGGGATGGCTCGAAATGGCGATCATGTCGCCCGCAGTGTCGAACACCGCCATCTCGCGCATAAAGAACGGCCCCTGATCACCAGGGATTTCCGTCTGGATGCGCCACATCGAAGGGTTGACGCTGTCGCGCGCTGAAAGCGTGATCGGGTAGGCTTGGCCCACGCGCCGCACCAGGTCGGTCATCAGCCGTGTCGGGGTGATAGGCGCGCCATTGCCGTCGCCAATGCGCACCAGATGCGGTGTCACCACCTGCCCGCCAAAGCTCGCAGCGACTTTCGCCTCGCCGATCGCTGTCAAAATGCCGATGCTCATGCTGGGCCTTTCATGCTGTCCGCGTCCGGAAGGTCAGCCTCGTGGCCAGCCCCATGCCCACGTTGAGGCCCACCACAGCGCGCAGACGGGGCGGCTCCGGCGCGGGCGCTTCGGGGGGAGGCAACACGGGGCTGCGAAACTGCAGACGACTGGTCAGCGCCATGCCAATGTGAATGAGGACGGGTGGCGCCTGGCTCGCGATCTCGAAGCCGATCTCCTGCGAGGCGCGCTGCGTGTGCCTCACCATGCGCCCGATCGCGCGGTTAAGCCGCGCGGTGATCGCCACGCCCTCGTCGGGAAACACAGCCCGGTCGAGCGCGATGCGCACGCGGTGCGTGCCGGGCTGGGCGGGCGGGGTAGCCTGGAACCACTGCGTCCAGCGCACCACGCGCACGCCGATCAGCGCGAGCCCGAGCCGCACGCCGCGCACATAGCCGATCTCGCCGTGCAGCGCGAAGCTGCCCCGCAGCAGGGCCCGCTGCGTCGCTTCCGGCATGCCGGGCTCGATGAATTTATGCAGGCCGAACTCGCGGATCAGAAAGGGCAGCGCCGACCCATCGACAGTGTCGAGCCGCTCGAACAGCAGCGCCCGAAAATCAGGGTCGGCCAAGGCGAGCCGCGCCGCCTCGGCGAAGGCGCGCCCGCGAGCGTCGGCGACGGACGGTGGAACGAGCCTGCGATCGAAGCGCGCGCTCATGGCAGCCACACCATGGTGATGGTGAGGGAGGTCACCGCGAGGAACTCGCTTTCGCCGAGCTGCTGGAAGGGCAAACCCTCGCACGCCACATCGACCACGCCGGGCAGCCGCCGCACCACCGCCTCCAGATCATGCGGCGCGACCAGCGCCGCGAGCCGCTGCGACCAAGCGGCCAGCAGCGCCTCGGCCGCCGCGCGCGCGTCCGTCGCGAGGCTGGCCGCGCCGGCGCGGGCACGCACCGTCAGCACCGGCGACCGGTTGACGGCCGTCGGAGGCAGGACAGCGACGAGGTCGCCGAACCGGTTTTCGAGCGCCCGCTCGGTCTCGAAGGCCGCGAGCACGGCGGCGCGCACATCCGCGCCGGCCGCGCCTGTGGCGAGGAGCGGGTAGAGGTTGACATGGCAGGGCTGAGGCCGCGTCACCCCGCAGTCGACGATCGCGCTGGAGACCCCCATCGCCGTCTCGCGATACCAGCCATAGCCGCCGCCGGATGAGACACGATCGAAGGCGTTGGCGACCCGCAGACGATAGGCCTCTTCGCTTTCCGGGTCGGCCCCGCCCTCGCTCGGGGTCAGATTGCTCACGGTCAGCGCGCCGACCGGCTGGGTGAGGGTGTTGATCTGGCCGGGCAAATAGCCGTTGCCGGCCGCTCCGGAAGAGACGGCCTCCGCCGCCACATCCGCCGTCAGAAGCCCCGCGCGGATCACCAGCGGCGCGAGCGTCGCGAAGGGCGGCCCATTCGGAGCCTTGACCTGGGTGCCGGCCGGGATGAGGACATTGGCGTTGGAGGCGATGGTGAGCGAAAAACGCACCGTGCAGCGGGCTTTCGCGGCCGGCAGCCGCTGCGTGGAGCGGTTGGCCCCCAGCCGGTCGAGCCCCTCGCCCGTGGCGAAGGCGACCAGATGCTGCTCGCAGGTCAGCTGCGCCTCGGTGCCAAGCACGCTCATGGCGTAGGCCAAGGCCTCGATCAGCAGCATCTCGACCTGCATGGGATAGAGCGTGCGGCCGGAGGCCTGCTCGAACCATGCGACGAGGCGCGGCTTCCACGTCGCCGGATCGGTGGTGAAGATCTGGGGCGGCGGCAAGGCCGCGAGCGCCTCCAGCGAATAGGGGCCGGGATCGTCACGCCGCACGGGGAGCTCCCGCAGGCTGGCGGTCGCCGGGCAGCAGCACCACGGTCTGGCGCAAGGTGCGCGCGACATCGCCCGCCGCGCGCCAGAACACCGGAAACCGGAAATGCGCGAAGTCGATCTGCGTGATCGCCACCCGCTCGACGATGATGCGCGGCTCCCAGATCCGGAGCGCGTCGAAAATCTCGCGGCTGATGTTGGGGATGGCGATGTCCGGTCGGCGGTCGATATAGGGCATCAGCCGCGTGCACTTCTCCGGCTCCAGCGGCACCGAGCCCTTCTCGGTCAGGATGATGGTCCCGATGGACTGCTCGAGATCAGCATAGCCATGCACGATGTCGCCGAAGCCAAGGCCGTCAGGGCCTGCCGCCGGGTCCGGGTTGCGGACGAGGCGCGGCTGCCAATGCGCGTGGCTGATGGTCATCCGGTCGACGGCGGGCATGGCCGAGGGGTACGCGCCCGCGCGATGGTTTGAGAGGCGCGCCGCGCGCCCCGCCCTCAGGCCCCGACCGGAGGGCCGGGCAGTCCGGGCGGCGCGGAGACGTGGCCGTGGGTCTTGTCGACCGGCACGCCATCGTTCTTGATGTGGCCGGCGTTGACGTCGAGATTGCCGGTCAACTTCACCGGCCCGGTGATCTCGACGCCACCGGGGCAGATGAGCTTCATCAGGCCGGAGCCCTTGTCATAGGTGTAATCGAGGCCGCCTTCGAGCACATGCTTGATCTCGCGCCCGTTCTGGGTCGGCGGGCCATCCTGCTTTGAATAACGCGCGCCGAGGATCACGCCATCCTCCCCGCCGGCGTCGACCAGGCAATTGACCTGAGCGCCAAGGTCGGGCGCGTTGTAGCTCTTGTTGGCCGAGGTGCCGGCCATGTTCCAGCTGAGCCAGAAGGTCTGCATGCCGTCCTCGTCCTCCAGCCGGACACGGCTGCGGCCGCGCGCATAGTCGTTCAGCACCACAACGCCCCGCTTGAACTGCGCGCCCCGGTCCATCGCCGTCCCCCTTACTGCCCGCCCGGCGCATACTGGCCCTGGGCAAGCGGCTCCGCCCCGGCCGGTTTGTTGCCGGTTTTCGGCGCACCTTGGCCTGACTGGCTTTTCGTGCCCGGTGGCACGGCCGCGATCTCGATGCTGGTGGTGTAGCTCTGCGCCCGGACGATGTGGTGCCGGCTCGCCTTGATCAGGTAGACCCCGGCCCAGCTGCCAAAGCCCGCATCGAGCGCGAGCGTCTGGCCGGCGAGGAGCAGGGGATTGCCCGGCAGCAGGATCGTGCCGGTCTGCCGCTTCATGTTCTCCTTCTCGAGTTCGCTCTTGGCGCGTTTCTGCGCCTGCGCCTCGGTCTCGACGCGCTCATCGATGCGCAACGTGTCGCCGGTCTTGACCTGCTTGTCCTCGACCTCCGCCTCGATCTTCTTCTTCTCGTTGCCCTCGTAATAGGTCAGCTTCGCCTTCGAGTAGGTCTTGTGCGCGGCCCGCTTCAGGTCGGCGGTGATGTAGTCGTCGCTGTCGGCGCGGATCGTGAACACAGGCGCGCGCTCATGGAGCTCGCGCCGCTCGGCGAAGATCATCTGGCGGCCGCGCACCGTGAAATACGCCCCATAGGCGTCCGCCATGCGGCTCAGGAACGCCAGGTCCCGCTCGCGCCTTTGGCTGATGCGCTCGAACGTCACCTCGGGCGGCGCGCCCACGATCGTGAGGCCGTGCTCTCCCGCGATCTTCTGGGCAATCTCCTTGAGCGACTGGCTCTCATAGCCCCGGCTTTTCGTGGTGCGCAGGCTTTTGGTGACCGGGGCCGCCACGCCTCGAAACGACATCGTGTCGCCTTCGCGGCTCAGCCGCACGGTCGGCTCGTCGATCTCGAACGCGCCGCACGGCGTCATCGGCAGGCCCTTGTAGCCGATGTCGAGCGTGACGCTGTCGCCATGCTCGGGACACCACGGACCGCGCCACTTGCCGTCCCTGTCATGCACCGTGACGTCGATCTCGTCGGCCTCGCCATGCACCTTGTCGACATAGGTGCAGCTGATCATCTCGGGCTGCAGCTCGTTCGAGATGTCGACGCCGCGATAGATCAGCCGGAAACCCGGCTCGGCGGGCTGCTTCAGCGCGAGCATCACGCGGCGCTCCGCTTCCAGGGCGGCAGCAAGTCGCTCGCCAGCGGCTCGGGGTCGAGCACCGGCACCCTGAGCGTCAGGTCGGGCGGCAGCAGCGCCGGGATGATGCCGTCGATGAAGAGCGCGCGGTTGGCCCGGATCAGGGGCGCGATCCGGTTGGCGTCGCCATAATAGCGCCAGGCCAGGAGGTCCCAGCGGTCGGAGGGTCCGGTGACGTGCAGCAAGTAGCGCATCACAGGCTGACCCCGACGCCGGCCGAGACGCTGATCGGCCCGAGATCGACCTGAACGTCGACTTGAACTTCGACCGACAGGCTGGCGAGCGGCGACAGGCCCACCGCCGACGCCAGCGCGATCGCCGCGAACACGTCGCGTGGCGACGGGTTCGGCGCTTCGACCAGCTTCAGCTTCACCTTGATCCGGACCGGCCGGCCCGCCGGCGTCGTCTTGAGCGTCTCGACGCTCATGTCCTCGATGAGCCAGCGCACCCCGTCGAACGCCCCGTCGCCGCTCACCAGCGGCAAGGCCTCGCGCCCGGCGAAGGCCGCCTGCAGCTTGCCGAGCTCGGCCTGCGGCTCGCAGAACGTCTCGTCGAAAAAGAAGCCCAGCTCCTTGTGGTCGTTGTCGTCGCCATGGTCCTGCACCGGCATCTTGCCGCGCGAGACCTTGTGCAGCACGAGCGCCGCCTTGCGGGTCTCGGACGCGCTGACCGGCCCGGTCCAGACCGCGTCGCCAATCCGAATGTCGCCGAAGAGCGCGTAGATCATGGCCTCCCCCTCAATGCTGGGTGCGCTCGCGCCGGTCGAGCTCGGCGCGCAGCGTCTCGGCGAGCTCATGCGCCACGCCGGGCAGCGCCTGCCTGAGCTGGGCGATGAACTCCGGGCCGCCACCGCCCTGGAACGAGGGCGACAGCGTCAGATTGACGGTGATCGGCCCGGACGCGCTGACGCCGGCCGACCCGCCCGCGGCCACGGGCGGTGGCGCGGTCGCCGTGGGCGGGGCCGACGCCAGCGCGGGAGACGCGGGCAGGTCGGGGGCGGCGAGGCCGGGCGAGGCCGAACCGGGCGCGGCAAGAGCCGCAAGGCCCGTGGCCAGCGCCGGGCCGGGCGCGACGCTCGCGGCCAGCCCCGCCGCCAGCGCGGCCGCCGCGGCGACGGCCGAGGGCGCGCCCATGCGGATTGCGCCAGCCAGGGTCTGCCCGAACTGGACCCGGTCGAGATCGGACAGCGGCCCGACCTTCGCGGGCGAATGGGGCAGCAGGTCACGGATCCTCTGCACGGTCTGCTGCGCCGCCTGCACCGCCTCGGCCGCGCCGGCCCGGATGCCGGCGGCGAGCGTGCTCATCATCGCTGCGCCATGCGACTGGAAGTTGGCCGAGGCGAAGGTGGCCGTCACGTTCGCCACGGCGATGTTCGCGGCGGGGCCGATCGCCTCAACCGCAAGCTTGGCGGCGGCGGCCTGATCCGCCGTCGCCTTCACATCACCCGCCGACGGACCGAACAGCAGCGTCCCGATCCGGCTGATGGTCGACGTCACGGGAGCCAGCACCGTCGACACACGCTCGCCGATGCCGCCCAAGAAGGTCTCGACGCGCGTGAAGGCGCCGCCGAGCGCCGTCGCGATCCGGTCGCCAAAGTCGCCCAGCCATGTCACGGCCGGGTCAAGGCCGGCCTTCAGGTATGCAACCACATCAGGCAGGGGTCGAAATGCCGGCCAAGTGAGCGCGCCGAACCAGGTGGTCACGGCTCCCCACGCCGTCTCCAGCGCCGCCACCACGGGTGCGAACACCGCGCCGATTGCCGCCGAGAACGACGGAAGCTTGGGCCAAGTGAGCGCGCCGAACCAGGTGGTCACCGCCCCCCAGGCCGTCTCCAGCGCCGCCACCACGGGTGCAAACACCGCCCCGATCGCCGCCGAGAACGACGGAAGCTTGGGCCAAGTGAGCGCGCCGAACCAGGTGGTCACCGCCCCCCAGGCCGTCTCCAGCGCCGCCACCACGGGTGCAAACACCGCCCCGATCGCCGCCGAGAACGACGGAAGCTTGGGCCAAGTGAGCGCGCCGAACCAGGTGGTCACCGCCCCCCAGGCCGTCTCCAGCGCCGCCACCACGGGTGCAAACACCGCGCCGATCGCCGCCGAGAACGACGGCAGCGCGGGCCAGGTGAGCGCGCCGAACCAGGTTGTCACCGCTCCCCAGGCCTGGGCGATGGCCGCGACGAGGCGCGCGCCGAAATCGGCGAGCCCGCCCACCACCGCCGCCACGCCCTGGCCCACCGCCTCGACGATCTGGCCCCACAGCCCAGCGAGCCAAGGCCCGATCGCGCCCCAATGCTGGTAGAGCAGATAAGCCGCCCCGGCCGCCGCGGCGACGCCAGCCACGAACCACCCGATCGGGGTTGCCATCATCGCGGCTCCGAGCCCGAAAAGGGCGCGGCCAGCCATCGCGAAGGGCGAGGCGAGCATGCCGCCGATGCTGGCCAGCGTCGGAAAACGCGAGGTGATTATGCCGGCCAAGAGTGCGAACCGGAGTTGCAGCCCGGCGATGCGCAGCCCCACCGCCTGCAGCACCGCGCCCCAGCCGCCAACAGCCGCGACGCCGGCGCTGATGCCGCTGGCGAGCCCCTTGATGAAGGACGCGGCGATGCCCGCTGCGCCGGCCACGAGCCGCAGGCCCGCCCATAGCCAGCTCGCAGCCGTGCCCAGCAGCCTGAACGGCCCGATCACGGCCTTCACGCCCCAGGCCAGCACGGCGAAAGCGAACTTCATGACCGCGAGGACCACGAGTGCTGCCGCCATGGCGCTCGCCACTTGCGCGATGGTGGCCACCAGCTCGGGATTTGCCTTGATCCACGCCTCAACCTGCCAGACGAGGTTCGTGAGAGCCTGTATCTTTGCGTTGACCATCGGTGCGAGCGCCTGGCCAAGCGTCGTGCCAAGCTCCCCCATTGCGACGTTAAGCGCGCGCGCGACCTCAACGCCTAGTCCCATGCGCTTGGCGAAGTCGAGATCGATGATCCCCTGCGCACCGCGTGCGCTGTCGCGCATCTTCAGAAAGTCCTGGAAGTGCTGCATCAGTCCGGTTGCACCACCGAGAGCCTCCTTGTCCCCAAAAATGCCCTGCAGCTTGCTGATGTCGCCGCCTGTCGCCTTGTTCAAAACATCAAACATGGTTTCGAATACGGTGCCCTCCTTGCGGGCCTTCTCCATAACCTCGGTGATGTTGATCCCCGCGTCCTTGAAGGCCTTTTCAGCCGGCTTCAATGTGATTTTGCGCAGCAGGTCCTGCAGGTTGGTGACGGCCTCTCCCGGGGAGCCCACGTTGCGCCGCATGATCTGCAGCGCAGCCGCCAGATCCTCCACCGCTTTCTGGCCGGTCTGCCCCATCGACGAATACTGTGCGCCAAGCTTTGGGAAGAACTGTGCCATGTCCTTCAGCTCGAACTGGCCGTCCTTACCCGCCTGCGCCATGGCGTCGAGCGCGCGCGTCACTTGACCCGGATCGATCTTGAGATTGTTGATCAGGCTGACCGTGGTCTTGGAAAGATCGTCCATCGACGACTTTGTGGCGACGGCCGCCCTTGCCAGTGTCGGGAAGGCCGCCTCGGCCTGCGCCATGGTCACACCGCCAGCCGCGAGCTTGTCGATGCCGGTCAGCATGTCGGTCGACGCCATGTTGACGGCGCGCGCCTGCGAGCGGACGCGCTCGCCAAAGGCTGCGAGTTCAGCGCCCGTCGTACCAGACTTCATGCCGATCTCGTTGAGGACGTCCTCATAGGCGTTGAATTGCTTCACTGCGCCCATGATCGGTGCTGCAACGGCGGCGGCAGAGCCCAAAGCGCCGAACAAATCGCCTGGGGCAGCGGCAGCGCGCTGCTGCGCCGCCGCGAGCTTGTCAGCTCCAGCCGCCGCTCGCCCGGTATCCTGTCCACCCCCACCCAGAAACCGCCTATCCGGTCCGCGCGCCGGTAAGCCGGGGGGCGGTGGCGGCGGTGGAGCGGGAGGCATGGCCGGCGGCGGCTTGGCCTTGCCGATCTTGTCGACCGCGTCCTGTACGCGGCCGATCGGCCCCGATGCCCGGTCGATGGCTTCGAGGATCAGCTCGACGCGCATGTGTCAGCTCCCTCGCCCCTGGTCAGCGCGCCCGCTGCGCATCCTTCATGGCCTTGGCCTCGGCTTCGCGCTGCCGGGCCCACTCCGCGTACCAGTCCGAGAAATCCGAGACCGGCAGGCCGAGCAGCGCCTCGAAGCCGAAGCCGTCGCGCACCATGGCGACGATCGCGGCCACCGTGGGCCAGCGCCGCCCGCCCGTCAGTTTCCCGCGGCGTCGGCCTCCTCGGCCTTGTCGTCGCTGAGCATCTCGGCCGCCAGCGCCAGATAGTCCTTGCCGCGGATGCGCTCGCGCAGCGCGCCCATGGTCAGCCGCTCACCGTCGAAGGTGGCGGTGGCCTGGGCGAGGTAGAGCACGAACAGCGCGCTGTCCTTGGCGGCCGCCTTCTGCGCGGCGACCACCTGGGCGACGGACGGGTCGGCGTCGTAAACCACCGCGATGCCCGACTTCGGCAGGCGGAAGGACTTCGGCTCCCGCATCGCGTCGACGTCGCGCACGGCGGGCGCGGGGGCGGGGCGGAGCGGCGTGTGGGTCTCGGTCATCGGTCAGTCCTTCCCATGAGGTGGGCGCGTACGGCGCAGTCCCTGGCTTCGAGCAGTTTCCGAAGCGCGGTGGTGCGCTCGGCATTCGCGGGCGTCGTCTCGACCAGCGCCTTGGCGATGGCGAAGAATATTGCGCTCACGCCCGCCAGCGGCCAAGGCAGGCGCCAGTAAGCGAAGAACTGGCAGATCGGCTCGATCTCGGCGAGCTCGACCAGCATCGCCTCAAGCGCGGCGCGGTCGGCCTCGCTGACGCCCTCAGTAGGCCGGCCAGACATCCGCGCCATTCACCCGGTTGATGTTCTCGAACGGCGCGAACTCGCGGATGAACTGGTCGGTCTCGGTCGACTTCACGACATAGCGGATGACCGAGCACTCATGCTCGCGGCCGATCGGATCATCGCCGTTCTTGAAGGCGTCCATCGCCTCCTCCGCGAACAGCAGGCTCGCGGTGGTGATGATGCGGTAGCCGTCGCCCACCACGAGCCCGTCCTGGTCGAAGATGTCGACGAACTTCTCGAACTGGAACGTGATCGCCCGGTTCGGCAGCGCCGTCTTCAGCATCACGGCCGTCTCCAGCCAGCTGAAGCTGATCTTGGCGTCGATGGGCTCCAGCGTGCGGCCCGGCAGCTTGACCTTGCCGACCATCCCGAGCGCCTCATGGGTGACGCGCTCATAGGCCACCTTGTCGACCTCGAACTCCTTGATGCGGCCCACCAGCCGGGAGCCGTCCATGTAGACGTCCGCGTTGGTGGTCTGCCCGATCTTGATCTCGCGCATGGGGTCCTCTCCTTAGGCGTTGCCGCCCAGGCCCAGGGCCGAGCGCACGAGGTTCATGTCGATGTAGCTCTCGACCGAGATGCGATGCATGATCGACATCGGCGCGCCGTCGAGCCGGTACCAGAAGCGGCCCTGGCCGAGGATTTCCTCGGGCGTGTTCTTCTTCCGGTCGAAGCGGAAGCGGCCGCCATAGAGCCAGCCGTCGCGCTCCTTGAGGTTGATGTATTTCTGGATCTGATCCTCGATGAACTCGACCCGCTGCGGCGTGCCGCGCCGGTCGATATTCGGCATGAGGTTCCACTGGATGGTCTCGTGCAGGATGTCGTACATCGCCCGCACGTGCAGCCACGCCGTGACGTTGCTGCCGCTTGTCGCGCCCCAGCTCGACGCGTGCGCCCCCCAGGTTTTGATCGCCCCGCCATATTCGCCCATGTTGCAGGTGGCGATGCCGGCCTCGTTCAGCATGTTCGTGTCGGAGCCATAGTCGCCCGGATAGAAGCTGAGCGGGATTTCGAGGTCCGACACGTCGGTCATGGGGCGGTTGGACGGGCTCGCGGCCGGGCCGCCATCATCGTCTCCGTCCTCGCGCGTGACGGTCTCGTTCCAGATGCCGCCGAAATGCTGCGACAGCGGCTGCAGGCTCTGGCCCGTGCCGGACGGGTCGCGCGCCATCACGTGCGGCGCGCAATAGACCAGGCGATCATCGCCGAGCTGATAGGGCTGGGCCACGCCGCGCTGCGCGATGATGCCTTGCTTGGTCAGCCCGAGCGGCATGTCGCAGATCGCGTGCGCCTTGATCTTGTTCGCGACCGCCAGCATCTTCTGGCGCACCGACAGCGTGGTCGAGAAGCCGGGCGCGATCAGCCGGCGCGGGAAGTAGCCGAACTTCGCGTAGGTGTAGTAGGCGGCCTCGAAGCCGGTGGGCTGGCCGTTGCTCTTCAGCTCGCCGGCGATCATCGCCGGGGTCACAAGCGTCGGATCGGGCGTCGACCCGTCTTTGTGCACGTCCGGGTCGAACACGTTGCGCACCACCAGCGTGCCGACGCCGCGCCCGCGATCCTTGTTGAAGATCGCGTGCAGGGCGGCCGGGATCGAATAGGCCTTGCCCGCCGTGGTCGCGCCGGAGAAGGGGCCGAACGCGGCGACCGCATCCTCCTTCGTGCGGATGATGATGTCCTTCTCGATGTAGGCCGCCCGCGCCTGCACCGTCGTGTGCAGCGTCTGGATCGGCGCGGTGCCGACCAGCATCATGGTCGCGGCCTTGATGTCGCGGATGGTCCGGCCGGCCTCGAAGCGCTCGATGACCTCCGGGCCGTGGTGATACTCACCCATTGCGGGGCTCCTTTGTCTTGCGGGGTTCGGGGGCGCTCACGGCCTCGCCGGCCGCGGCCGTCGCCGGTTGCGGTGGCGCGGGCAAGGACGGTGCGGGCTGAGGTGGCGAGAGCTTGAGCGGCCCAGCGGCGGCCTTCGGTTCGGGCGGCGTGGTCTCTTCGACCAGCTTGAAGGCGAGCCAGCCCTCGACCTGATAATGGTCCTCCGGCAACGCCTCGGGCAGGCGCACGCCAGGGGCGACCTGGGCGGCGAACCCGAACACCGGCGGCTCATCGAGATCAGCCCCGATGTGCCACACCTCGATCGTGGTCGGCGGCCCGCGCCAGATGTACCATTTGTCGGCCATGGTCGGTCTCCTCAGTCGGTCTCGGCGCGGGTGCGGTGGATCAGCGGCGACTGCGTGGCCGTCCGGTACGGCACGGCCGGCAGCCTCGTCTCGAACACGAGGCGGTAGCGGAAGACGCCCTCATCCTCGCTTTCGAGCTCGATCTCGATGGGGCGCAGGCCCACGCCACCGGCCAGCGACTGGCCATGCAGCGCGGTCCTGATCTCGCGCGTGAGGCCGTAGGCGCCGGTCGCGCCGCGCAGCGCCCGGACCAGCAGGACGATGGTCAGACGCACCGTCTCGCGCACGCCCTGATCGCCGACCTGGCCGGCGACGTCGAAGCGCGAGCCGTCGTAGATGACCAGCGCCGCGGCATCCTGGCCTTCGAAATCATATTCGCCCGGCTTGTTCGGAAAGTGCGCGATCGCCACGCGCGCCGGCAGGCGCTGGGACAGCCGCACGACCACCGCCTCACAAACGGCGTCGATGGCGGTCTCAGCGGTCGGCGCGCGGTTGGCGGCCGCGAGCGGGTGATCCGCGTCAAGGTCGGCGGCAGCGGAGGCGGAGGCGGAGGCGGCAGAGGCGGACATCAGCGATAGCCCTCCAGCAAGGAGGGGCCGCGCGCCGGCGGCATCGCCGCCGTGATGCGCAGTTCGGCCGCGGCAGCCTCGGCGGCGGGCGCGCTGCCGGTGAGGTCGAGCGTCAGCTTGCCGGCGGCGATGTCCTTCAGCCGCGCGATCGCTTCGTCATAGCGCTTCTGCACGGTCTCGTTCATCGCCGAGGATTGGCCGCCACGGCCGCGCAGACGCCAGCGTGCGATGTCGGCGGCGAGCCCCTTGAGCAAGGCCGAGCCTTCCGCCTCGGCCTTGCCCCAGCGGTCGCGCACATAGCCGACCACGACGCCTTGCGCATGCACGATGGCCTCGACGATCTTGGGCTCATCGAGCGCGCGCTCGTCGCGCGGGCCGACGCCTGCGATCTGCAGCATCTCCTCCTCGCCGAACGCCGCCACCATGTCCGCAACCGTCAGAAACACCTGTGCTCTCCTGTGCGGCTGACGCCGCGTGAATGGGTGGCGGTCTGTTCCCGCCCGTCACCAGGATCGCGCCTGGACGCCTACTCGGCTCTCCCGACACGAGGGCGGCGCGCTGCGATGCGCCGTGATCCTCGCCGTTGCCCACGGAGCCTTTCGCTCGGAATGGCTCAGTCCGGCGCGGACGCTGTCCGTGCGACAGCGCCGAGCGCCTCCAGCTCGTCGAACACCGCGTCGGGCAGAACGATCGCGTCGCCCTCCTCGAAACGGCGACCGGATGTCTTGATCGGCGACAGCACGCGGCAGGGAACGCCGGCGGCTGTGTCGCCGGGAACTGCCTCACCGGAGGCGGGCTCGCGTGCGGCGACGGTCCGTGCGCTCTTCGCCATCGCTGTCACGCCGCCGCGTTGGTGAAGAGGAAGCCGGCGTCGGTGCCGACATGGTAGGGCCGGCGCTCCATCGTGGTCGGGTACTTCCACGACTTGATGTCGCGGTCGTACCAGGGGCTCTCCACCATGGGGTAGCCCTGCAGCCGATAGGTGTAGGCGAAGGCGGGCATCATCCAGTTCGAGCCCTGCGGCACGAAGGCGAGGATCGCGTCCTTGCCCCAGACATCCGTCGCAGGCGCTGTGTCGGCCACGCCATCGGGCAGGAACACCGCCTTGCCGTTGATCACCTCGCGCAGCCCGAAATACCGCGCCAGCATCGCCTCGGTGATGCTCTCGGCGTTGGTATACTTGAACTGCTCCTTGATCTTCGGGTGGTTCGCCAGCGCGTTGAACGCGGCAGGGCCGAGCACCAGCGTCGTCGGGTAGCGACCGATCAGCCGGCGGATGGCTTCCTTCGCCTCATCGATGTCGGCTTTCGGATCGGAGGTGGCGTCCGACCACTGGTCGGTCCCGGACAAGGTGACCTTGTTGGACGAGGGATAGGAGGCCGCCGTCCGCAGCAGCGTGGCCGTGTCGATCTCAAGGCCGAGATCGAGCTGGTCGAGCACCATCTGCACGGCGGTCTGGCCCATGTTGATGCCGGGCAGCCGGGCCGCCTCCTCGGAGGTCTCGATCGGGACCAGCCCCTGCAGCGCGTCCTGCTGCAGAGAGACAGGATCGGAGGCATAGCCATACTGCACCGTCAGGATCGGCGAGCCAGGCGCGCGGCGCGTGTTGAGCCGGCGGAAGCTTTCCTTGCCGAACCGGATCGTGCGCGAGGAGCGCGACGGCACGTCGACCACAGGCGCGAGGCGGCCGGCGATGAATTCCTGATTGTCGTAGCCTCGGGCGAAGTTGGTCAGGACGGCGTCGACGATCGCCGCCTGTCCAGGGGTCATGGCGCGCATGGGTGCGATCCTTCAGGGGTTAGCGGATGCAAACGAAGACGGTCTGGCCGGCAGCCGTGACCGCGTTGAGCGCACGCCCGACCCGGTTGGCGGCGACGCCGTTGGAGGCGGTCGGATCGGTCACCGCGCGGCCTTGCGCGTCCGGCGTCACGCCGGCGTCGAGCGCGATGGCCGCGCCGGCCTCGACGCCGATGATGCCGAGATAATCGACCGCCACATCCTGGCCGGCGGAGAAGTCCGTCTTGGCGACGCCGAACACGATGTCGGTCGCGCCGGCCTGGGCTCCGGCGGCGGTGACGAAGCGGCGCTGCACGCCGGCCCCGGTCGCCCGCAGGGTATGGGTGAAGGTCTGGTAATGCATCGCGCGCTCCTCAGCGGGTGACGGCGGCGACAGCCGCCATGTAGTCCGACCCCGGATGGCTCGCCTGCCAGGCGACAGCCTTGGCGTGGAGCTCGGCGGACGCCGGATCGACGGCCATGCCGTCGGGCGCAGCGAAGGACGCGGCGCGTCCGGGCAGGCCACCCCGCTGGCCGGTGTCGATCTGGCCGAAGGCGACCACGGGCGGCAGCGCCTCCAGGATGTCCCTCACGAGCTGCCGGGCGGGGAGGCTGCGCTGGGCGTCGCCCTCGGCGAACGCCACCGGAGCGGCGTCGGCCGGCAGGGCGTCGAGCAGCGCGACCACGCGCTCCTGCAGCACCGGGGTCAGACGGCCCGCGTCGATCAGGCGCTCGGCGAAGGCGACATGCGCCTCATGGGCGGCGGCCCGCTCGCGCGCCTCCAGTTCGGCGATACGCGCCTGGAGCGCTGCGGCGTCCGGCTGGGCGGGCGGCGGGGTCGGGACTGTGGTCACGGGGAAGGGCTCCGGTTTGGGAAAGGCGGCGGCGAAAGCCGGTCCCGGCGCGGACGGGGTGGCCGCGTCGTCGATCCAGGCGATGGTCCAGCTGGGAAGGGTGCGGTCGGCCTGTTCGGCCCCGAACTTCTCGATGATCCACTCGCGCAGCGAGCGGAACAGGCCGGCGACGTCGCGCAGGGCGGTCATGTCGCCGAACTCGAAGACCTGCACGCCCGTCGCGTCGCCGAAAGCCACAGGCTTCAGGCCCGGCACCGCCGGGGCGGCCGCGCCCAAAAAACCGACATGCTTGGGGTACCAGGTGCCGGGCTTCGGATTGTTCGGTGCGTCCGGCGCGAACAGCGCCATCGAAATCCGCTTGTAACGGCCCGCCGCCACCGCCTCGGCGAAAGCGGGCTCGATCTGGTCGAGCTCGGCCACGAGCCGTTCGCTCTCCGGCTCCCAGCGGAACGCGGCCGCCCAGGCGAAGGCTGGGGCGTCGATCGCGGGATGACCGACCACCGCGGGCGCAGGGGCCAGCGCAGCGTCATAGACCGTCGCCATGGCGGCGACATCGGCGGCGGAGAAGGTGATGGGCTCGCCAGAGAGCGGCGTGAACGTGCCCGGCCGGAAAACCTCGACCGCACGGCGCGCAGCCGGCCCGGCGGACCGGGGAGATGTCTGGAGTGGCGCGGCGGATGCGGCGATCATGGCGGCACCATGACCGCGTCGCCGCAGCATCGAGAGGCGCGCCGCGCGCCCCCGCTTCATCGGGCGGCGCAGCGCCACTATCGGCGCGCCAGGCCCGCCGGTCAACGCGTGGTGATGCCCGCGCCGCGCCTGCGGTCCGCCCCCATCAATCCAGCTTCAAATCTGACGGCCATCTGACGCGCGCTGGAACGGATCATGGGGGGCTCCGCTAGGCTGATGGCGGGGGCGGGTGTCTTGGCCGCCACGGGCCGTTTGTGGGGCTCGGCGGTTTTCGCCTGGTCCGCGCACGCTCAGGGCTTCGCGTCCACCGCCAGCCAGGCGCGGACGCCCTGCTCGACCGCACGCTGATCCTTCGGGCCGAACCCGACCATGGGGCGGGCGGGAATGGTGACCTTCATGGCGTAGGCGAACCCGACCATGGGGCGGGCGCCCTTCGCCGCCGGGATCGGAATGGCGAGGCGCTTGGCTTTCTTGGGCACGATCGTGGCCCCGAATTGCTGCACGCCCGCCTGCACGCCGGAGATGCCGATCGACAGGGTGCGCCCCGCCACGCGGTAGTTGGACGAGCGCATCAGCAGGCCGCTCCGGCGCAGGATCGGGCCTGTCTTGCCGCCGCGCGTTTCGATGGTGAGCGGCCTCAGCGGCTGCCATGGACTGCCATCGGGCGCGCTTTGGTCGCGGAAGCGGTCGAGCTGCACCCTGAGCAGCTTCTCGCCGATGGTTTTGAGGCCGGACGCCGGGTTGCGCGCCTTCGCTTCGAGCTCCGCCAACTGGGCGCTGGCGGCGGCGAGGCTCGGGCCGCCGCTGACCTTGATCGCAATGGACATGTGCCGCCCTCTCCCCTATCGCTGGTGACGTGGTGACCGAGCCTCGTCCGGCCTAGTAGGTCACCATCCGTGATGCGCGGCCGGGACGACGGCGCGCGCGTCAATCCGTGCCGCGCCGCCAGATCAGCGCGCCCTGCCTCTGCCGCAACAGATAGTCCGTGCTGTCGGGCGGGAAGGCGGTCATGCCGCGCCACCCGGCGGTCGACCACTGGAACAGCCCAAATCCCTCACTGTCCAATCCGCGCCGCAGATAGCTGCGCAACAGCGCCGGCGGCGCGACGGGCGACGCCCGCCACCAGGAGACCCAGATTTCGTCGGGGTCCTGGATGGTTTCGGCCAGTCTGAGCACCTGCGCCTCGCGACCGCGCTTCAGGACCTTGAGCGCGCCATCCTCGCTGGCGAAGAGGCGCTGGGACACAACGATGGCGTGACCGGCGGCATCGCGAACCATGACGGGCTGCCCGATGGCCGCGCCGAACGCGGCGAGAAAGCGTTCGACATAGCGCTCCGCCGGCTGTCCGCTCTCCAGCAAGGGGGCTGTGAAGGCCCGCGGCGGCGGCATGGCCGGCACGATGACGCGCGCGGAAACCCGCTCGTTGGGCATGAGCGGCTCAAGCGGCGCTTGCAGGTTGCGCGGCACGAGCCCGCGCGACCAGTCGCGGCCCGGCGCATGGTCCCAGCCCAGATCGATGCCGTTCGGCACCTGCACCACCCGTCCGGTTGCGGGGTCCACGAGACCGCGCGTCACGATGGGGGGGCTCGCATCGGGCGTCACGCCGTCTTCGGCGAGGTCCTCATCGGACAGTGTCTCGACCCCGCAAGAGCAGTTCCAGCCATTGGGCGGATAATGGGTGTCCCACCAGGCGTCGTTCCAGGCGAGCACCAGCCCGTCCCAGCTTTCATGGTCGGGGCGTGCGCGCTCGGGCACGCGGTAGAAGGCGTGGCGGTAGCGCCACCATTTCTGGACCTTGACCACGTCAGGGTCGGTCATCTGGGCGTAGCGGCCGGCGGCATAGGCGGTCTTGAGGTTGGTCTCGTAGATCACCCGCGCCCGCCAGGCCCGATCGGCCGCGCTGCCCTCGCCGGTCCAGCCGGTCCAGCCATGCTTCTTGACGATGGCGTCGAACTGCTCCCGAAACTCCGCCAGAGACATCTGGCCGGCCACGCCCTTGTCGATGGCGGCCCTGAGATCGGCCAGGAGCTCCGCCTTCATCGCGCCGGCCACCACGAAGGCGCGGTCGTTGGCGCGGCCCTCGATGTCGCGAAAGGTGCGGGTCGGCAGGTTGGTTTTCTGCCGGAAATAGCCGACCGCCTCCTCGAAGGTCTGGCCCCAGGCCGGCCGATCGGTCTCGGCGAAGTGCCGGTTCATCGGGCGCGGGGCCTGCGTCGTCGCCGCCGCGCGTCTATCGCCTCGGCGACGTCCGCCCGACCGCTCAGCTCGGCGACGGCGATGGCCGGCGCGACCACACGCCCGAGCGGATCAAGCGTCAACGCCGGATCGAGCGCGAGCAGCCGGTCGGGCAACTGCGCGAGGTCCTCGCCGGCCGCGATCGCCCGATCGATTTCGGCGGCGATGATCGCCGTCCAGTCGGCAAGCGCCGGTGCGGCGGCCATGCCCAGCGCGTCCGCCAACGCGGCCATGCCATGATCATGGCCGTCAGTATCGCTCAGGCCGGCGAACTGCATCTGACGCTGCAACGCCTTGTCCGCTCCCAGGCGGGGTGGGCCGGGCGGGCTTGGCGCGAGAACCGGCGCAGCCGGCCGCGCCACGGCCAGCGCCTGCAGCACATCGTCGGGATAATCCGGCAGCAGGCCGGCATCGGCCAGATCGCGCGCGGTCTTGACGAAGGCCTGATCGCCGACGCGCGTGGCCAGATCAAACAGCGTGTCGAGCTCCGCGGCCGCATTCGCCGCCCGCTCCTTGCGCAGGAGCTCTTCCTGCAGCGCGTTCTTGTTGCGCTGGCGCTGGAGGCTTGGGGGATTGGCTCCCGGCAGGTTGTAGTCGATCAGCCATTGGAACAGCGAGCCCCGCAGCGTATCGGCCAGCAGATCGGCGTCGGCGTCGATGATCTGTTCCTCGGCCTCCTTGTGCGTCTCGGAGGCGGCGCGCGAGCCCTGGCCTTCAACGTAGGTCGCCAGCGTCGAGCCGAACACGCACAGCGCCATCTGCGTGTCCCAATAGGTGCACCACTCCTCATAGGACGCGTTGCCCGAGCGCGCCGCCTCCAGGAATTCCACCTCGGTGCCGATCGGCGCGACCACCGCGCCGGCCTGCACCATCTCCTGCAAGGAGCGCAGCAGCCGGTCCTGATCCGCTGGCAAGGTGCCGAGCGGATATTTGCCCACCGGAACGGGCGAGGCGTACTTCTCCAGAAACGTCATCCAGAAGGCGATGCCCTCGCGCTTGAACAACACGCACCAGAACAGGCGTGAGCCGAGCCCGAGGCCGTACGGATCGTTGCCGCGCACGCCGAAGCGGTGCACGATGAACTTCCGATCCGGCAGCGGCTCGCCGGCGGAGAGGTTCGCCATGGTCAACAGGCGCGGCCGCCAGTCTTCATCGAAGACGAAGCGCCGTGGATCATGCGCGACGATGCGTGCGGGCGCGATCCGGCCCGCCCGCCGCGCCCAGATCACCTCGGCGATGGCGTAGCCCTTGAGGGTCGCGTCCAGCAGGTCGAGGCAGAGCTGGTCGACATTGATCGCGCCGAGCACCTCCTCGACCATCGCGGCCGCCGCCTGGTCGAGCGCGCTGTCGCTGGCGGGCTCGACGTGCCAGTTCCGGCCCACCAGCGCGAATTTCCGCTTTTGCAGGACCGCATAGGCGTGCGGATCGCGCTCGATCTCGTCATAGAGCGCGAGGCCCTTGCCGCCGCCGCGCTCGATGAGGACCGCGTCGGTCGGCCTGAGCACCGTCGTGAATTGCGGGATGGTGATGTCGTTGCGCGCATGAGCGATCAGCCGACGGGCGTCCGCTGGCAGGTTCTTGGAAGCGGGCTCGGGAGCGTCGGTCACAGGCGGAAGCCCTCCAGGCGGTTGCGGCCAGGACGCTGGCCAAGCGCGATGGCCTGGCCGGGCACACCCGCCGCCATGCCTGCGCCATAGCGGACCGCATGGGTCCACAGCATTTCGAGCGCGTCGGGCCCGTCGTCATGGGCCGCGCCCGGCCATTGCTGCAGCTGCTCGATCAGTGTGGTCTGGGAGGCGTGAAAGCGAATGAGGCCTGCCGCGATCGGCGGCTGCAGCCGCTCGATGCGCAGGCGCTTGTCGGTGTTCGGGATCACGGGAATGGCGGGCAGCGCCACCCCGGCCTTGACCGCGCGGGCCATGAGCTCGGTGCGCAGGAACTCCTGGAACTGGACGGTCTCGACAAACCAGAGCGCGGGCCGGTGCTCGGCCGCCAGCGCGATGGTTTCCGAGATGATGACGTCGGGCAGCCTGCGCCGGATCGAGGCCTCGATCACGTCGAGCTGGCCCGTGGACGGATCGAAGCCGCCGATCAGGATGGCGGAGGGGTCGCGATGCGCCCCACGCCGGCCGAGCGACGGGTCGATCGCGCCGAACAGCACGAGCCCCGCGCGACGCTGCACCCAGAAGGTCACATCGCGGAAGGGCGCGTTCTCGGCGATCGGCTCGTTCTGATACTCGCTCGCGAAGGCGGCCGGGCTTTCGGCGCGCTCCTTCATGAGGAAGGACAACGGCTGCAGCTCGGGCCAGTTGACGATGGCGCCAGCCTCCATCTCGGGGCGGCGCGCGGCGAGGAAGGCGTCGGCGGCCGTCTCGCCCTCGTTGCGCAACGCCTCCTCCCAGCGCTCCCACAGATCCATGCGGTCGGGCAATTGCACGAGCGCCTTGAAGGCGGACGTCGACCAGGTCGGCTTGTCGGAGACGCGGCGCAGCACGGCGTCGAAATGCAGCAGCGTGCCCACCATCAGCACGTCGATCGATCCGTCGGCCGGCCCGAGCTTCAGCACGGCCTTGAGCAGCCAGCCCTCCAGCTTGTCGCGGTATTCGGGCGAACGCACGTTCTCGTCATTCTCGATGTCGTCGAGAATGACGAGGTCCGGCCGGTAGGGCCCGTGCCGGCGGCCGCGCAGCTTCTGGCGCGCGCCAACTGCGTCGAGCCGGACGCCGTTCGAGGTGACCGCGAGCCCCTCGCGCCAGGTGGGGCCGGCGCTGACCTCCGGGAAATCCTCGCGCAGACGCGGATTGTCGGTGAGCTCGACCTTGATGGCTTCGAGCATCAGGGCGGCCTGCTCGAAGGTGTCCATGGCGATCACGACATAGCGGCGCAGACCGAGGCAGGCGCAGTAGAGCGGGAAAATCTGGCTGACCAGCGTCGACTTGGCCGAGCCGCGCGGCGCGATCACCACGTCGCGCGCGCCCCGCACCGCGCCGCCCGTGCGATGCGCGATGCGCGGCAGCATCGCGAACAGATGCAGGTGCAGGCGGTTGGGGGCGGATGTGAGGTAATGCGGAAAATACGTCTCCGCGAAGGTCCTGAAGCCGGAGACCGGGTCACGCACGGCGGCGAGCCGCGCGCGCCGCGCGTCGGCGTCGACCGCGAAGCCGCCGACCTTGGCCTCGATCGTGCGGCGCAGCCGGTCGGTCAGCGCCGACACCTCGTCGCGGAAGCGGTGGGCGGAGAGCGGGCCAGACGCGCCCCTGAGGCCGCCGGCGCTCACTTGTAGATCCGCCCGAGTTCCGCGCCGAAGGGTTCGAGCACGGCCAGCAGCGCGTCGGCCGCGTCGGGCCGCTGCGCCGCGACATGGCGGGCCAGCCGGTCGAGCACATCCATGGCGACGCCCAGCTCGGAGATTTTCGGCGTCAGCCGGCCCGCGGCGCTGACGGTCTTGTTGAAGCTGTCGGCGAGGGCCGCGAGGATTTTCGCTTTGTCGGCCGGATCGATCTCGGCGGTCTTCAGCTGCTCGATCGTCGCCTGATGCTGGACCACGTAGTCCTGCACCACCTGGGTGACGATCCGCTCCAGACCCTGGCCCGCCATGGAGGAAGCGACGCGGGCCTGATCCCAATCGTCGCCATCGGCGCGGGCTTCCGCCTTCCAGCGGCGCACGGTCGGCTCCGACGCGCCGACCGCCAGCGCGATCTGCGGCAAGGTCAGCCGCTCATAGATGTACTTGGCGCGGGCCTCCCGCCGCGTCGCGGCGTCATGCGCCATCTCATCCTCCAAGCCGGCTTTTGGCGAGGCTGACGCCTGCCTGGACAATGTCCTCGTCGACGCGGCTCGGCCGCAGCACGCTCTCGATGATGGCGTCGCGGCTGAGATGCCGCGCGCCCATCTCGGTCAGCGTGGCCACGAGCACGCTGCCGCGCTCGCTGAGCGTCACGGCCCCGGCCTCGGCGAGCCAGCGCATTTCGGTGTGGACCCAGGCGCGCTCGCGGCGGATGGCGAAGCCTTCGAGCTCCAGCTGCAGCTGCGTGCTGGTCAGCGTCTCGTTCACGGGCTCAGCCAAGGCCTTCAGGATGATCAGGCGCGCTTCGGCGCGGATGCGGTCGGCGAGCGTCATTTGCCCCGCTCCAGCAGATATTCTTGCAGGCGCGCGGCCGTGTTTGAGACCGGCTTCAGCCGCTCGTCCAGCTGCGCCAATTGCCCCTTCAGATCGGACAGCGCGAGCTCCATGCGGTGGGTCGCGTCGCGATCCGGCAGGTGCTCGATGTCTTTCTCCATCAAGGTCAGACGACCCTCCGACATGTAGGCTTTGGCCTCTATCGCCGTCACACGCCCCTGGATCGCCCCGATGTCGGTCGTGAATTTTTCCCGCGTGACGAACTTTGACGCGAGCAACAGGACGATGACGCTCGCCAGCAGCGCAATCGCTCCGCCGTACCGTTGCAGGAAGTCCAGGATTTCCACGGTCATCGCCCCGCACACCACGGTTTTTGTTTCGCGCGGCCGTCATAGGGCACGGCGAGCCCGGCCTCGATCAGCGCGGCCCCGACGGAGCGCCAGCGTCCGGCGTCGAGCACCTCCAGCGCGGCCACGATGCGGCCGGCGTATTTGTCCGGTCGGCCCGCAACCACGCGGGCAGGGCGTGGTTGTCCCTTGCCCTCAACGAGATCCCGCGTGAAGGCGAGCGCCTGTCGCCCAAGCCGGTGCTCGGCGTCGCAGGCGGCGCAGGATTGCCCGCCCGAGCGCGCGCCGCGCGCGCCGCAGCGGTGCGCTTCGGGGGCGTCGATATCGAGCAGCCGGACGGACATCACCTGCCCGGGGCAGGGTCCGCGGCCGCAGGGCCCATCCCGGAACCGCACCTCCACCGTGTCGCCATCGAGCACGGCGACGACGTCGACGGAAAAGGGCCCCGGCCAGCGGCGCGTCTCGCGCGCCGCCGCGCCGGGGACAGTCAGGGAGGAAACGCCCCAGGCGGCGGGGCCTCCGCCGGTCTCCCGGCGAAGCTCGACGCCGGCCAGGCCGGCGCAAAACACGAGACAGGCGAGCAGCAGGCGCATCAACGGGTCCTTTGGCGGATGGTCTGGCAGACCGGCTGACGCCAGCCCTCGGCCGCGCAGATCGCGCGGCGGAGCCCGCCATAATCACCGATCCACTGGGGCCAGCGCGCGCCCTCGGGCGCGGCCTCGATCTCGTCGGCGACCCGCGCCTGCTCATCGGCAGGATAGGTCTTGAGCGGGATGCGCACCATGGTCGGCCCCTCAGAACGC